TTACACCGGAATGCCATCAGCGTCTGTACTGTTGATGAAGAACGTAACGCGCCCCAAAACTTCCACTTCCTCTGCGACCTCCCCCTCAATCGCTTCGCCATCATCCGTGATTAATGCCCTTCCCCTGAGTTTCGCAAACTGCGTTCGGCCACCCAACAGGATCAGCAGCGTCTGTCCCTGTACTAACCGGGTGACCGGCTCGATTAATGCGAAACCTGATGACGTCTCAAGAATGCGGGTATCGATACCGACGCCGCAGATGAGCTCCGGTGTCATCCGCTGGGAGGTGTAATCAGCCGCTGGAGATGGAAAGCCCATTACAGACCTCCGTTCGGGTTATAGAGCATGAAGGTGCGCGCCTGGCCCTCGGTGGTTGAGATGTCCTTAAAGGTCGAGACATGGCTCTCGATCCAGTCGTTCGCCTCTTTAAGCGACCAGTTCCAGTTAACGCGGGCCAGGTGCTTCACGAAGTCCTCAGTAGTCACCGTGCGGCGCCCGTTGGACTCGTGTTTAATGGCTGTGTGAAAAGCACCCTCAATATCGATTCTGCGTGGCATAACCCCTCCTTATTATTTTACTGTTTATATATACAGTAGTTTTAAAGGAGGTGCAGATCAATGCGGCGGCGCCTATCAATGCTGCCGACAGTAGTTAAAGGGTGGATACGAAATAAACGACAGCGCATGCCAGTACCGGAACAAGCCAGTCTAGGAGGCTGGGCGGATTCCATGCTCGCCAGTCGAAACCGCCCCACCATGGCATATTGGCGCGCTTCCCTGCGCCGAACTGCGCGATCCAGCGATACTCGGCTTGGGTGTGCTCACGAGCGATAAACCAGATGCAGCCTATCGCGCCGCCAGCAGCCCACATTCCTGAAAGGCAGCCGAAAGCTAATTGCACCGTAATGGCAACAACCGCATGTATTAGCGGAGATAAGTCTCTCATTATCATCCTTATAGGGTAGTTCTTACTGAGATTTACCGGAAGATGGCGGCATTGCTGCCGCCTTTAACTGGATTAATACAGGCCAACGCGGAGCTTGAAGTTAACGTCCACAGATGTTGCTGGCGAAACAGGCATAGAAGCGCCCGAGACATTTCGCAGGTTAATTATTATTTCGTATGGAACAGTGAGGCTATTGTCGATAATTGAATCAACAACAATCCCCCTGAATGAACCCTCATCAGGTGGCATCACTGTAAACGCATTAGTATTCTGATCTGTGAGCTGGTGATAAATGTATACCTGTCTGGTGTCATTATTTGGCCACTCAGTAGTGAATGTTGCTTTCAGCTTCACAACGTTATGGAATAGCGGAACGCCACCATTAAAAGATGGCAATGAGTTTGGAGTCCTGCTCGCCGTAACTGGAGTGGTGTTCCGCCCCCTCGCGCCACTAAAATCGACCCGGTTTGATGCCCCGGTATAAGCAAACATACCTGCGCCTGGATTCTGGGAAAGGTTTATATACGCATCGAGGTCATTAAATCTGCCGGAGATAAATTTCCCGGTTGATGCCAGGCCGCCTGCCCAGGTCTCAACCCTGAAGACAAATCTATTAATTGCATACCCACATTCATTTTTTAACATCACCGCAGAAGGTCTTGATGGTGTTGGGTCTATTGCCTGAGTGATGACCTGGTTGCTGTCCCAGTTAGGCCCAGGGTTTGCGAGTCCATTATCGCGGAACAGAACGTTGTTGGTGCAGTTTGCAATGAAGTTGCAATAAACCTTATTGCCCTGCATCACATTCGCTAACGCATCCGCAACAAATACGATGGCGTTAGTACACGCAGAAATTGCTGTCAGGGTGATTTCTGTATTCAGCAGCGTCGTGTCTGCCCCGGAGGTTTCCAGGATTAATGCGTCTCCACATTGCTGAATTTCAGGGATGTAGAGATTAAGCAGGCTGGTACCCACAACACGCAGTCCATATCCAGAAAATCCCGAAATTGCCGGGAATGAAGATTTACCGACAGAATTACCCCCTGTCAGCTTTACCCCGTTGGCTGCGCCTGTGAAGGGTTTAAATGCAGAGCGCTGGCTGGCATTTGATGGTACGCGACGATCCCATACAAGATTGGATACCAGGTAATCATCAACTAAGTCTATGGTGATTCTGTTTGGAGAACATGCAGCCAGGCACTTAGTTATTGCTGCAGTGGAGTCGAGGTTACGTGCGGCACCAAACCACTCTGGGCGGGCTTTGTCAGTATCTGTCGTGAACAGCACGTTTCCAGCCCCTGAGAACACCTGATGTAACCCGCACAGGATCCTGCCGACAGTGAGCGTTGCACCCGCCTGCACGTCAATAGTGGCACCTTTCTCAAACATCAACTCACATGCTGACATGTCCGTATTGCCAGAGATTTTGTATGTGCCGGCTGGTACGAAAACGCCCGAACCGGAAGCATTCGCAGCTGCAAATGCCGCGTCTGCGGCCGCAACACCTGTTTTATCAGCACCACCAGAAAATCCAATCCAGGTTACTGGCGTTACCACCCCACCAATAAGACCTGCGCCACCGGGAGCGGCTAATTCCTGACGGAGAGCAGCGTCACCCACACTGACAAAATGTGCTGAATCATTCGCCCAAGAGGCGGCATCATTGCCGGTAGTAGTGAAGGGCGGGGTTGTGTCAGCTGTTAATTTATATAATTCATTCTGATAGCGAATAAGCTGGTTAAAATCTCGAACTGTCAGCGGCCCATCGGTGTATTCACCAATAACCTTATATCCAGAACTTTGGATGAAAGTATTGAAACGCTCCTGCTGACTGACCAACTGAGCTGAAAACGCCTGCTCCATCCCCCAGTAGCTTTTCCTGCTTCTGCCGAATCGGTCAGTCCAGATCGCTTTCGTAATATCGTTCAGAGCGTCATCGAGGTTCTGGGCATTATCACGAAAATCGCGTGGGTCCATAGACCCTTGTGGGTTATTTGTGCCGTATATAGTCATGCTCGCTCCGGGCATAAAAAAACCCGCCGAAGCGGGTCATATAATTTTGATTTGCTGTTAAGCGGCGTCGCCGGGATAGGTGGCGTCGTCGTAGGCGTACTTCCCTGGGTGGTACTGGATGGCTGTTACCTGACTGATCCCGTCATTTCCCGGAGATATCTCCCCTACCAGCGCGTCATACGGCACACGAACTGAGGAGCAGAAAAGCAGACGAGGCGGTTCAATGTACGCGTCATTCATCGCCCACAATTCCGGCTCCAGTGCGGCGCTGTACGGCACCGAGATGGTGAAGTCGTCAATGCGTGTCGGCACAACCATTGCCGATGCCCGTCCATCCTGATGGCGGATAATCACGCGGGGGTTTTCAAACGACCAGTCCGGCGCCTCGCTGAGCGTCATGGTGATTTTGCTGCTGTCATACTTCATATCGGTAATCAGGCAACTCAGCGTCTGGCTGCCAGGGATGTCATCGGCCAGCACAATGCGATCCATAAACTCATAGCAGAGCGCATCCATCTCGGTAGAGGTAGTGTGCTGCAGGCGCTGCAGCTGATAACCAAGCAGCCGGCGCATGCCGATGCGGTAAGCACGGTCTTCATCCAGAACACCATCCAGCGTATAGCTCTCGATTTTCACCGGTGTAGGGTTGCCAGGCAGGCGACACTGCACGGTTTCCTCTGCCCAGGTGGTGCCGTTTATATACGTCACGTCCACGCCGTCGTAATCGTCCTGTGACGGGGCTTTAAATGCAGTCTGCAGTTCCTCGGTGGTTTCCTGAGGGGTGATCATACCTACCCAGGGTTTAATCCCTTCCCGGCCGGCAGACGCCAGCCCGTCAGAGAGCAGGAAATAGCCCATCCCCGCGTTGGTGATTTTCTGCAGCACCTCGAGCGCTGATTTGCTCTCGCCGCTCGCCCAGTCGAACTTCTCACCCCGGGGCGTCCAGTAGGTTTGCTCCAGCGCATCAATCGCAGCTGTATCAATCTGGCTGGCGGTGAACCCCAGCGACTCCAGGACGTGGTAAAGCGCGCCGCTGATGCTCCGCGCCGTTCTGCCGCCGCTGTAAATCCGGGTTGGTGTAACGCTAATCCGGCGATCGGACATGGCCGCCAGGCGATTCCCTGTGCGCACGGTCAGCGCCATGGTGGTGACACCATCGTATTTCGTGGGGCGCTTGCTGAGTCGTGAGCGCAGCGCCTGCCAGAATACCTGGTCGCGTGTGCTGCCACCCTTAACCGGTTCGGTACGGCGCATACGGATCTCATACTGCCCGGGCGACACGCTGTAGCGATGCGTAAACCCGATCTGGTTCTCGGTGCTGCGCGAATAGAACGGAGACTGCTGCTGCCAAATGGTGGTGCCAACCTTGCGATACTGGATCACCAGGCGTACTGGCATGGAGCGCTTATTCCCCTGGTCGGTGTAACGCACCAGGCCGCTCTGAAAGTTGATGTTCACCTCGAATGCATCCAGCGTTTCGCCGTCGGGGCAGGCCAGGAACGGACCAACCCATTCGTAGTCGTCGCCGACGCCCGTCACGGTGGCATCCAGCAGCGTACGCTCAGTGAAGCCAGGCCACGATGGATCTGGAGTCGTGATGGTCTCACCGCCCGGGCCGGTGGTGACTGTAAGCCGCTCAACCGTGACCGTCTGGCTGTCCACATCGGTGATGCGGAACTGATTGCCAGCCAACCCCAGCGAGAAGCGCTGAATGCCCTCCGGCAGCCCGGTGAATGGCGTACCAGTGGCGCTGTTGTAAGCCAGGGTTATGTGCGCCCTTACCTCCGCCGTGCCGCCCGTAGATTTCACGCCTGCCGTATTAACCGGGGCATCACCGAACACAGCAACGGGTAGCGGACTGTTAGTGATGGATCCGCCAGCATAAGGACTGCTGGCCTCGCCGATTTCAAGCCGCCCACTATTATCGCGCGCGACCAGGCCGGAACCAGAGAGCTGTGAGGTGATCGAGGAAATCAGGCCTGACATGGTGACGTAGTTGGTCACCAGCGATACCGGATAGGTCGTGCCCTGCCAGCTGATGCTGAACGTCACGGGCGTACTACTGAAATCGTATGTCGTCGGCGCTGCACTGGCGGTTATTCTGGCGGCGCTACCGCCTACCCCCGGCACCGCCGGAACGCCAGGCGCGTAGCTGGCGATCACCAGATCGTAGTCGTTGCCGTTATAGTTGAGGGATATTGGCATTCCGACCACTGGTGCCAGCTCCTCTACTCCGCCATAAATCACGCTGTAACCGCCGGACGACACCACCGTATAAGAGTTTGGGGCCAGCACGGTGATCACCGTTCCAACCGTCCACGACGGAGGGATCTCCTCATCGCCAGACGACGATACGTCAACCAGCGTGATGGAGTTTCCGGACACGACCAGCGCATCCGCGATAATACTGACCGTCTCCGGGCCGCTTGAGCCCAGGTCCAGCCCGGCGGTACCGGAACCGGTATTGCCGACCTCGGGTGAGTTGAACCAGTTTTCGGTACGCGTGTCGCCGGATACAGTGGCCCCTGGCGGATAGAGGGTATAACGCACGTCGCTACCGAACGCGGAGATCGGCGTGTTTCCGATCCGGATATCGGACTGGTTAATCACCATGTCGCCGACACCCACGCACAGGAACATGCTGGTTTCCATGCTGGTCTCGTTGACGAACCGGCTTACTGGCTGCACGACGTAATCAGGCCAGACGCGATATTTGCCGAAGATCTCCCGGATGGGGTCACCCAGTTTCGCCGCGTTGGCTTTGGCCGGGTTGAGGTCAATCTGGTCACCGCTGGCCGCCTGGGCACCTCCTCCGCCTGCCTGAGACATTGTGCTCATCATGTAGATGCTGTACGCCGCAGAGGCGACGGCTACGCTGACGGCTACCCAGATCGCGATTTCTGCGCCGGTACCGTACGGCACCGGATACATCCTGACGTCTGTTTCTCGCTTAATAACGCACAGTGGCCACTCTGCCGCGGGGACGGGAACGCCGTCGATTTCAACCGAAACCGGGTGCTGCTGATCCGGTGCCCAGTCCTTCACGTTCTGCGCAAACCAGGCACTGAGGGTCATCGTTTCATGTTGATGCGTTTCCAGCGGCTCGCCCGGCAGCCGGGATGGATAGATTCGGATCGTCATTGGTAATACTCCACGCGGACAAAGCGGCGCACAAACCGCGCCAGCGGCAGAAAAGTTACGTTGGTGCGGGGATTGCACTCTGCTGCGCGCAACTGGCCGTCAATCTCGACCACGATGGCAACGTGTGTTACTACAGAGCCGGAATAGCAGGCGATACCCGCGCCCGGGGCCGGTTCACATCGCGCCAGGCCAGCCATCAGCCCGCGCGCCTCCCGGTCGAGGCCGTTATCATCCTTCGTGACTCCGGCGAAATCAGGCCATGGCGCCAGCCCAAGATCGCGCCTGATTTCGTTGACGATGCCAAAGCAGTCCAGCGCGGGGTAAGCGCGTCCGCCCTTCTGCCACTCGACAGAACGGTATTTATCAGGATTGAACATGATGATTTCCTACTGGAGGTAGCGGAGGCCCGGAAAGACAGGCAGCGTGTAGCGATAGCGTGGCCACGAAATGTCGAGAATATTCATATAGCCGGCGGTGATTTGCACCTGTGTTGCTGTCCAGTAACCCTCTTTGATTGCCAGGGTGAACGGTGGGGACGCGGGTGCGGAAAGATCTGTGGAAATATACCGCCGGAAAGTCAGGGTAGCATTGCTCAGGTTATCGAGCGCGTTACGGATCGCTGACGAGACCACGCCCTCAATATTACTGATGGCGAATTTTAAATCCTGCGTTCCGTCGACGTTGCGCGCCGGCAGTGCCACGTCGATTGCAGAGCCGGTAAATGTCGCCTTGCTGCCCGTTTCAAGCGTAACGGTGATATCGTCCCAGCCGCGGGTCAGCCAGTAGCTTTGACCACCGACGGTGATCTGCAGGGTATCAACAATTACCTCATTTCCACCTGACGCAAACAGTCGATTGAGAACTGAACTTGTCATGCTTCGGGCCACTCCCTGTTCAATGCAATATCGATAATGTCAGATCCAACAACCAGCTCTGGGAATTGGGCCCATCCTGGAGGGAGTAATGGTCTTTCCCATAATTCCAGAGTTGCTGTAAATTGCCAGAATTTACCACTCGCCAGAATTGGTCCCTTATAAATATCGACGAAACGACACTTATAAGGCTGGATGCCCAGTGGGGTTTTTAGCCGCATATAAAACCATGCAACACCATCCGTTAGGATGTCTCGAAACCATGCTTCAAAAAGTTGAGCTTCGCTATCCTTTTTAAAGGACCACTTCACGCTCGCTTGTGTTGGAACGGATGTATAAAGACGGCGCTGGCGGGAGCGCCCTGAAGTTAATGGGGTGCGACGGATAGGACTAACTGGCTCAAATCCAAACCCATCTTTTAATGGGATTGGCAATTCCTTAGGGTAGAAAATATCAGCCATTATCGTACCTTCCTTTTTGCGTACATGACATTAACTGCGTCATGAACTTTCCCCTGCCCTTTAGACAAGCTATTTACGACCATATTGAAGCCTTGCGTCGCCCCGCGTTTTACAGCAGCTTCCATCATTGCAATCGTCCGTTCATCAGGATCCCCATTAACCTGAATATTTGGCGAATAATTGAATTGACCCTGTAATGAGCTATTTTCGCGTTGCTTTTGAATATCCGAGAGCGTTGCGTCAAGTTTTGCTGAGGTATTAGATTTAACGACCCGCTCCCCTTGCTGAAGTAACCATGTACCAGTAGCTGGAACCTTATCAAGACCATCGTGAGCCATACCCATCAAAGAGGCAGCTGATATTGCTGCAACCATTGGTGATGTTACTGCCGCTGCAGCAGCCATCGCAGCGGGTGCGAGCGCTGGTCCCACGATAGGGATCGCCGCAGTAGAGGCGTAGGCGTTTAATTGGGCCATTAAAGCACTGGCCGTGGCATTACTGGTCATCGCTGCTGCAGCGGAAGCTTGAGTGCCTTTCCCCACCATCAACTGGACAGCTTGGTAAACCAACCATTGCGCAGCCATTTGTGCCAGCGTCTGGATTACGGCCTCACCCATGCCAGCAAACATGTTGCTGAAGGCATCGCCGACAGATTGAGTCCGGGTGATAATTCCTGTGAAAGCATCAGCCATGGAATTAGTGGTTTGGTTCAGCAACGTCGATGCTGAATTTGCTGCTATCTGATTATAGTTAGAGGCTTCATCAGCGAAATTCGCCATGGATGTTAAAGCACCAGCCTGCCAGTTATCCCGAAGCGCATCCTGCTGGCCGTAGTAATTCCTGAGCGCGGTCAACTCATTCTGGTAACCCTTATCGCTTTCATTCCCCCCCGCATTTTTCCATCCCTGCAGAAGTTGAGCCTCGTCAAGGCGGCGTTGCGCCTCACGACTACTCATGCCAGCACTGTCGACCAGCGCCCGCGTCTTCTCATCCATTTGAGTCACATACTTCTGAGATGAGTCCTGCAGGCGGTTAAGACGTTCCTGAATGAGAATTTGATCTCCCAACCCGGCATTGATTTCCGATTGGGCGAGTACCTTATCTTTGCTGGCGAGTACTGATTTTTCATCATCAGTAAGTGTGCGCGTTTTCGCAGCTTGCTCGAGAACAGTGAATCTTGCCTGATCTTTCCATAACTGCTGGCGCTGCTGGCTGATCTTGTCGTTGATTCCAGTGTGCTTCTGCAAAACCTCTAGTTGAGTTTGCAACTCCAGAGTCTGGGCGCTGGTACTATCGGTAAGCTTAGCTCCGCCAGGAGTCCTGATTTTGGGCGGTTTCTTCAGCGAATCCTCATATTCCTTTCTCGCCGCGGACAGGTTGATGTTGTAATCAGCCTGGAGGATCCGCCCATCCTTCAACGCTTTGTTCAGTTCGTTCTGTCGATCGGTGTACTTCTCCAGAGCCGTCTGCGATTTACTGTAATTCGCCTGGGCCTGTTGTGCGTACTTAAGGCGATCGGCTTCCAGACCTGCCTCACGACTGGCGCTATCCTGGGCGAGTTGAGAATTACGCGCCTGTTGCTGAGCCATATCCAGCGCCTGGCGGGCTGTCTCACGGTCGTTCCAGAAGCGAGCGCGCGCGTCATCGTTGACATAGCGATCACCCTTTCGCAAATTCCAGATGTCATCGGCCCGCTTGAAGGCCGCTTCTGCCTTACTCAGCATTTCCTGAGAGGTATCCGGTCTGCCGATATCCAGCGCCGCATCCCACATGGATTTAAACGCATTTTTCAGGGAATCGGCAGCGGATTCGATCGTGCCCATGTTGTCGCGAATGCTGGCAGTCTGCTTGTTAAACCCGGCGGTCGCGGCCTCGTTTGCCGCCTGGAGTGCGCCCGCCTCGTTTCCTGAGCGCTGTAGAGCGGCGACATATTCAATCTGCTCAGCGGTGACATTGTGAAACTGCTGCGCCATCGCCAGCAGCCCTGATGCCGGATCGTTAACCATACGGCCAAAGGCTTCAGCCACCTTATCGACCGGCAGACCGGATGCATCGGTGAATTTCGCAACCGAGATCGCAAGCCCTTCGAAGTTAGCACCCGCGCGAACGCCTGCAGTAACCAACGCCGTCAGTGCCTGGCTGGTCTGGTTAAACGTAAGCCCCGCCTTCTCCCCCGCAGCCGAAATGGTCTGCATGCGAATTGCTGTCAGGCCAGCTGTATTGCCGGTCAATGTCAGCGTTTTATTAAATTCAGAGAGTGTGCTCGAGCCCTGATAATACGAATACATCAGCGCCGCGGTGCCAGCAGATAACGCGCCTACTCCGAGCATTACAGGGGAGATCGTTCCCAACAAAGCGCTGAACATAGGCCGCAGACCACCAAACTGGTCTTTAATTTGCCCGCCCTGCTGGAGCATGATCAGCCAGGGACTCTGCCCGCCGGCCAGCTGCGTCGCGATATCAGTGAACTGCGCCGGCAGGGTACGCATCGCGGAAGAATACTGACCGACAGAAATTCCGGCTCGCTTTGCAGCCAGTTCCTGCTTCGAAAATGCTTGCTGAACCTGCAAGGCTGCATCATTTGCCGCTTTGCCTGTTCCCTTCAGCTGCTTATTTACATAGGTAACCTGCTCAGTAAATTTAGCCGAATCAACGTCAAGGTTAACGATCAGATCACCCACTGACTGGGCCATAGCGCACTCCTCCCAGGCTTTCCGCCACAGACATCATTACATCATCATCCATCGGCAAATCTTCCTGCTCTGGTGGGTTAAGCAGGCTGAAGTCACGTGGGGTTAATTCGGTTTCTGTACACAGCATTGAAACAATAAGATGGCTGAGGCGGGAGAAATGGGTATCCAGAAGGTCACCTTCAAAATACTGCTTTTGATAGTAGCGCCCCCATTCCGCCAGCTCACTTGATGACATGCCGGCAAGCATGACGCGCCAGTCCGGACGCCGGAACTCCCGCGCCAGCTTCATCACAAAGCTCAGCTCACCGGCTAGGGCTTTTCCGCGCTGACAGGCTCTTCTTCCGCCACTGTGTCTGCGTTTTTCATCTCGTTCTCCGGTTCCGGTACAGGGATCATGTCAGACAGCGTTTTAACAAAGAGCTCGCCAGCGCCAATCATTCCCGGCGGCCAGCCGGAAAGCACCTCATGATGCAGTGAATCAATATCTTTTGAGGTATCACCCTGCCAGAGCGACATTGCGATCAGTCGCGCCCCAACCCGGAGATTGCTGCTTACCCGGGTCGTAAGATAATCCTCATCACCTTCATCTTTCGGTAGCGATTTATCTTCCTTCGCCAGGTACTGCAGATGCTCAATACGTTGAAGGCCTGACAACTCAAATAACTGGATGGTGTTGCCGTTATAGGTGAACGGCTCAGATTTCAGAAAACTCATGGAGTACTCCAGGAAAATGACGGGGCTAGCGCCCCGCCGGTCAGGAAACGGTGACTTTGCAGATGGCGACTTTAAGACCATCGTTGGACATCACGATAATTTCAGCAGAACCTGTGGCTACGCCGGTAATGGTCAGGACATCGCCGTTGGCTGTAACTGTCGCTTTCGCCGGATCGGAGGAGGCAACGCGGAAAGATTTGTCTGTAGCGCCAGTCGGGTTGACAGTGACGTTAACGGTATCAGACGCGCCGGCGGCAACAGTCAGGGTTGCTTTATCGAGCGATACCCCGGTAACCGGTACGACAGCAGCGCGAGTTTCCTCCGCCAGCGATGGCTTGCCGTTGTTACTGATCTTCACGCTGCGGGTAATGACCTCCTTCGCCGGGATGGTTTTACCGAGGCTGCTTACCCAGCCCTTAAAGACGTCGATCGTCCCATTCGGGTATTTAATTTTGTAGGCGCGCACATCGCCGCTGTAGAACCAGTCCACCAGCGATTGCTGCCCGGATTCACCAGGTTTCCACGCCAGGGTGAAACTGGCCTCACCGGCTGACTTCTCGCCCTGCGCTGTGTTGGCCCAGTCTGCATTCGGATCGTCAAGGTAGGTGTCGTCATAGGACTCTGCGGTCAGTTCACCTGGTGTCAGGTCTTTGATTTTGGCCGTGCGGGTCCAGTCAGTATCGCTGGCCGGATTGGCATAGGGATCGCCTGTACCTGTGTAGAGCCAGAACGTTGTGCCTGCCCCTTTTACGGGTTCAAGCGGGCTTGGTGTTGGCATGATTACCTCACATTACGTATGAAATTGAGTATTTGAGATCAGCCGATCCCCACGTCGCCATTTCGTCATCGCGCTGATAGTCATAGCCCTGAGCAGACATGGTTTCGATTAAGGGGGTCAGGCCGGGGAGTGCATTGAGCTGGGGATAGATTTTGCTTTCCATCCAGGTATCGAGCGCGGTATCCGTTTCGCTTGCTTTCAGGAACACCTCGATATGAAGCGTGGCGCGCCAGATATCTTCGTCGATGGATTCCTCCGTGGACTGCGCGTCAGTGATATAGACGGCGACAGCCGGGAGATCTTCGGACTCAAGTACAGCGGGACGGCCATCAGACCACGTTACAGGGTCAGTAATCCCAGCTTTCAACGCATCCAGAACCGCCAGGCGGATCAGGGGATGTTTCATTTGGTCAGGATTATCCTCAGTTGATTGCGTAAGGCCGCAGAGAGCTCTTTTGGAAGATCGGTGGCCGTCAGGCGGGTGCTTTCCTGCTTGAATGCCTCCGTCAGCGGGACTGCCAGAGGCATGCTCACCACCTCGAGCGGGTAGCGGCTTTTGGTGGTTCTCCGCAGGACATGCCAGCGCCCGTTTTTGAGTTGCTGGATGAATCCGCCCGGGAAGCGAAATCGCCCGATGACCAGAACGCTTCGGACACCGGCCTTGTCACGTTTTCGCCGGGAAAGGCGCACGCTGGCCACGCCCAGCTTGATCGCCGGGAGGTTTCCCCGGTTAACGCGAATAGTGGCCTGCGGTTTGCGTACCGTGGCTTTCTTCAGGCGCGCACGCTGATTGACGAGTTTTCGCTGCACCCGTGTGTCCTTCGCAACCTGGCGGGTGCTGTGGGAGATGGCCCGGGTGGCCACGCGGTTCACCGCCTGAGAGGATGCCCGCGGCACGGCGGTTTTGCTGATGCTTTCCAGGTTAGCGATCGCCTGTTCGAGCCCTTTAATGGACATAGAGCCTCCATTACTCAATCCAGATCTGTGGCTTACCGTTGAACAACTGTTTGCGGGTAACGATGTAGTCCTGGCCCTTCCAGTGAATGACATCGCCTTTGCGCGGCGACACGGCCAGGGAGAACACCACCAGTGACAAGCCATCCCCCACCAGCGGCCCCATTTCTGCGACAAACTGGCTTTCAACAGCATCAAAACTGACACCGTTGATCGTGACCTTATCCGACATCAGATTGACGGTGGCCGCGTCCATACGGGCCACCATCGCGTCGAAGGGGTTAGCCATTCAGCTTAACCAGTACGGCGGCGACGTTCGCACCGGCAGCCTGCCAGGCTTTCCCGGCCGGTGTCGCTCCGGTAGCATCCAGCTGCACTTTCCCGCTTTTGAAGTACACGGTTTTACCCTGGGCGATATCATCAGCCGCCAGTTTCGGCAACTGGACTACGCCACTGGTTAAACCCGTGCCGGTTTCGCCGACAGGAATATCAGCGATTGCGATCGCCAGGACATCACCCACGGCAACAGGCGTGCCACTGGCGATCACCGCCGAACCCGAGTTGGCCAAATCTATAGTGTGACCATCCTGTACGTAATTCTTCATGAGCTCTCCGTATGGCCCCTGTCGGGGCCATGTTGCAGATATAAAAAAAGCCCTTTCGGGCCGGTTCAATGTCGGGGTGATTACTTACCGGATGATTTAGCAAGACCGCGATAATCCAGCGGCGCCACACCAGCATCGATGCGAACTTTCGTCGCAACACCGTCAGTGGTGAAACCTTCCTGCTGGTCGATGTACGGGGCATCAATGCCATTGAGGTACGCCACTTCGATGGTATCGGTGCCCTGTGCGGCAGCCAGATACCAGGCCGCCGGGTCGGCGTCATCCAGACGCGCTTCTGCGATCACTTCGGCAAAGTTCTGCAGCGGGTTCACCACGCCGGCATTGATATCAGCCCCTTTCACGCTTGCTGACTTAATGGTCTGGCTGGCTAATGTTTCCAGACCCACCGGAACCAGCATGTAGGCCGGACGAATGTTCAGGGCGCGCTCGCCCTCTTTCTGCTTGCGCATGTTCTGGCGGGCCTTATCCAGGCTGTCAACGCTGATGGCGCCAGCTGAAAGGTTGGCATGGTCAGCATGGAAGAGCGCCTTGCCATCTGAAAGTTTCCCATTACCGGTCAGCACGGCGTAGACCAGGTCACCGATAGTGGCTTTTGCAGCGCGGCCCATCTTCATCGGAACGTCAGTCAGCTGGTTCAGGTCATCGTTGATAATGGCCTGGCGGGTGATGGAGAAGATCTCACCGTAAGTAGCCAGCGCGATGGTTTCACCCTTATCCTGCGTGGTGATGTACTTATACTCCGCGCCCTCTCGCACCTGACGCAGGGACGGGAAGCCCCCCATGCCGACGCGATGCGCCGTTTTGAAGTCAGAGAGCTGGCCTTTTTTGGTCCAGAGTTCAAAGGTCTCTGCCGCTTCATCCCAGCCCTGCAACAGCGCTTTGTTGGCGACATCGAGCAGGATATTGCCAAAATCGGAGGTGCTGTGCGTCAGCGCAAAACCGACCATCTGCATCGGGTTGTAACTGGAGACCCCGATGCCGCGCTCGGTCAAGGACATGCGGGCGTATTCGCGCAGCGTCATACCGTTATAGACGTTGTCACGCTCAACATTTTCATAACCGGCACGCGCCATCAGCGCCTGGCGGATCCCGTCGCCAACAAAGTTACCGTTCCCGGCATACACATGGGCCTGCCCCTGCGTAGTGGTGTTGGACGGCGTGGCATTTTTACCGAGCTCTGCCAGAAGAACATCTTTCGCCTGGCTGACCGAGCACTCTGGATCGGCAATACATTTAGCCTGCAGCTCCTGATGCTTTCCGCCGAACATGGCGAAGAGATCCTGAATACCGTTCACGCGTGCCTTTTGCTCCGCAATAACCTGCGCACGGATATCAGTTTCGCTGGCACCTGCCGCCGGAGCCGGCTGGGTGGCAGTTGGCTGCTGTGTTTCGCGCGTAGCGGTATTGCGCGGCGGGGTGACCATGTTGCGAATGCTGTTTGGCATCTTTTCAAATTCCTCAATACGTTTCGAATGGATGCAGGCCATTGCCTGCAAGGATGGTGTGACCTGGTCAGCGAAGCCCAGCTCCAGACATTCAGTGCCGGAGAGCCAGGTCTCTTCCTCCAGCATTGCCGCAATTTCTTCGGTGCTTTTTCCCGTCTTCTGCGCGTATGCCGGGATCAACACCGACTCCACTTTGTCCAGCAGGTCGGCGTAGTCGCGCATGTCATCAGCATCACCACCCGCAAAACCCCACGGCTTGTGGATCATCATCATGGTGTTTTCCGGCATGATGACCGGGTTTCCTACCATGGCGATGACTGATGCCATTGAGGCAGCCAGACCGTCGATATAAACGGTGATCGCCGCGCCGTGGAATTTCAGGGCATTAAAAATGGCGATACCGTCAAAGACATCGCCACCAGGGGAGTTGATATGCAGTTTGATGTGGGTGACATCGCCCAGCGCCTTAAGGTTTGCGACGAACTGCTTCGCCGTTACCCCCCAGTAGCCGATCTCGTCGTAGATGTAGATTTCGGCTTCGTTTTCCGAACTGGCCTGCATACGGAACCAGCTATTTTTTGCCTGGGCTTTCGGGCGGTTCTTTACCCGGTTTTGCTTCCTGGACACGAGTGTCTCCTTTGTCATTTGCCGGGTCGGTATCAAACACCAGCCCCTGTTTACGGTTCTCGTCAACCTCCGCCTTACGGCGGCGCTTAACATCATCAGGATTTGCGCCGCGGGCGCGCACCCATTCACTCTCTGTCGCAGCACCGCCACGCAGCAGAATTTTCCAGGCGTTCGCCTCTTTGACCGGGTCAATCCAGGGCATAACGGGCCCGGAGAACACGGCGCTAAAGAGCGTGGCTTTATCGACATTTTTCGGGACCGTGATCTCACCTGAAGCAATCGCCATCCTGAGCCAGGCCCGGTACATAGGTCGTGTGATCGCGGCGATGAATGCGTCCTGAAGAATGAAATAGCCTTCGGTTGACTCCACCAGCTCCTGGCGCTGCGCGCTGTATGTTCCGTCGTAGTTACGGGCGATACTTGAGAAGCTACCGCGCGAACCAGCGGCCACAGCACGTAGCTGGCCATTGCGGAAAGTTTCGAGGTTAGGATTTGGTCGGTCTGACTTGATCATGCCGATGTCTTCACCCGGGCGGAGATCGTCAAACAGCATGCCGGGCTCGATGTTTAGCTCCCTTTGACCGCTGCTGCCTTCGTCATAAGTCTGGCCATCACCTTTTTTGATGAACATGCCCAGTGCCGCAGCAATGCGGGCAGCAGTCAGCTCAGCGTCCTCGTACTCCTTCAGCGCCGAAAGACGCATCAGCACCCCGGCAAGCAGCGAATTACCTCTGATTTGATGCAGGCGACGCATAAACTTCAGGTGAAGCATGTTCTCCGCCTGAATATCCTTGGTATCTCCCTGGCGCATGCCTTCCGCCGGCAGGTTTTTGTAGACCATGTATCGGGTCGGGCGGCCCCAGTCATTCAGGTAAATGCCCTGGCACAACTTCTGACCCGGCTCTGTCCGTTCCATCGGCACAAAATCCGGTTCCAGCGCCTCAATCCAGAAAGGAATGTCTGCCACAGGCGACAGACCGTTCCCGGTGCCACTGACCAGTTGCGCGAACACCTCGCCGTCACGTAACCAGGTCCGGCACATCAGGCGCTCAAGCACTGGTCGGGTGAACTGCCCGGTAACATCGGGAGAAACGGACCACTCCGCCCATTTGGCGCGGATCTGTGTAGCAAGGTCAGTAGCGATGCCCCCGTTACTCATCAGGGGCTGCGGCTCCACGATGATGCCTTTTGCCCCCACAATGCGCTCTTCGAGTTTATCAAGGATGCCGATCACCAGATCGTGGTTACAGTCGAGCCACCGGGCTTGTTCGCGCAGCGATCGCCCGCCGAATTGGGTCAACTGATTCGCGGAGCGGTTTTCGCGTTTTGCCCGGTGCGTCCGGGTAGGAATGACAGCCTCATATGCCTGGATCATCAGGCGCGACTTCAGGCGCTCCGCTTTCCAGCCCGGGGAAAACATGCCTATCAGATTATCCAGGGCGCTCATCGCGGGAACCTCGCCAGTTTAAAGGAGCCACCCCTGCCCGTTGCGGCAGCCACGGCAGCAGCCTCTTTTCGCTCCCACTCCTGGCGGCCCTTCCGGATCTCACTCAGGTTCTCCATGGTCATCTGCTGACCATTAAACGTGATGGACTTGCCCTGCAGGACCGCCATTTCCGCTTCGGTATAACGGCGGACCATGTCCTGAATATCATTGAGATTCACACCCAGCCTCCTGATGATGATGACCATGCCGATTCACGGGCTGGCTTCGTAGCCTTTGGCTCTGATACTGGCGGTTTTGCAACCGGCGGCGGTGCCACTGGAGGCGCGTCTGGCGATGGCTCAACCACCAGATAACTCTCCCGGCGCGCCCACTCAGGCGCATCAGGCCACTTAATTTTTTCGTAACCATGAAGAATGACCAGGGCATGCGCGTAAACCATAAGGTCAAACGCTTCGTTAGCCCCCTTACCAGGCTTCGTCCATTTCCCATCAGCTGATCGCTCCTCATAGGTCAATTCGTCGTAAAACCACCCTCCCAGCCAGTCAGGGAAATGCACGTAGTTCGGCCCCGGCACATCGCGCCACAGCGCGTTATTGATCCGGTCTTTCAGTGCGTTGGTCTGGAGAAGGTAGAGAGGGACATCACCGGCCGCCTTCGCGCGCCGGGCAGAACGCCCGGTGTTATCCGGGTAGGTTTTGGTAATCAGCTTCGCCCGGGTCTGGCTGTCACCCTTGAAAAGCCAGACTTTGCGCTGCAGACCGTCACGGCGACAGCGCCGCCAGAACTCATAGGCATTGTCGGTAACGCCATCTTCACCACCGGAGTCGACGGCCATGGCCAGGAGGCTCATTCGCTTGCCCGGTTCGCCATCAAGCGCCCAGGTTTTCTCCAGCACATCGGTGCGCAGCAGATCCCAGTCCTCCGGGTAGCTGGCAGGATCGATGTGGTAGCTTTCACCATCAGGCGTGGTGCGCATCGACTGCATGATGTTGTACCGGTCAACCACCCACCGCTCGCCGTGGGCGCCGTAGCCAACAACCTGCACCACAAATCGCCGGTTTTTACCGCCCTGAACATCGACGGTCGCCACCAGGAAGTTGACGCCAGCAGGCACGCGCCGCCGTTCAACCGGTTCGGCGCGCTGCAGCAGTTCGTCACCTTTGCGTTGCTCAATACTTGAGCGCGGGAGATACGGGAGTCCCCAGTCGGTGTTAATGACCGTCTTCAGCGTTTCTTCGCTGCCGGTCGCTTCGTACTCCTGTTCAGCGGTCAGCAGTTTGTAAACCAGTTGGGCCCAGGTCTGATATGCAGCTGCCGGGCCTTCCATCCAGAACGATGCGATACGCGACCGCCGTCCGGCGCCCGTTACTGTTCTGCTGCTGTCGATCTGCTGATCCTCACGCAGCCAGACACCTTTCATATTCAGGGAACGTTTCTGGTCGGCGGTGATCAACCCGGAGCAGGACGGGCAATGGATGCAGGCCGCTTCGCTGGCCTTTACCGGATCGCTGATTTCCCGGTAACCGGTCATCGCCGTCATCTCAGGCTGGAAAAACTCACCACAATGCGGACATGGCCAGTACCAGCGCCGGCGGTCGCCGCGGTTGTACAGTGACAGAATGCCGGTTGTTGGCGGGGCTTCATGCGCCGAGCTCCGGCGCCACTTCGTATCGCGGATGTCCCGGCCTGGGGAACTCTCCACCAGCGTCATGCCGGACGACATAAACGTGGTGGTACGCTTGGAGGCCAGGGAAAATGCATCACCTTCCCCGTCGATATCCTCCGGGAAGCGGTCATAATCTGTCAGGGCGACGCACTTGTAATCCGACGAGGACATGATATTGACCGACGGCCAGCCTATCTTGAGATAGTTACCCGCCCTGAATGTCCTGTCGTAAACGTTGTTATCGTTCCTGCGGGGACTCAGGCGGGTTGCCACTTCCGGACTGCAACGGAATGTGCGATCCAGTCGTTTCTTCGAGTGCTCGCGGGCCTTTTCCTCTGTCATCTGAATAATCAGCATGTCAGACGGGTCGCAGACCACGTTATAAACCACCCACCCGTCAATCAGGCCGATTGTCTTCCCCGTTCGCGCCGGGCCGACAAACACCACCGCGTCATACTCACGCGACGCCAGGCAGTTCATTGGTTCGAGTACATACGGAGCCAGGTTCGGATCCCAGGGAACGGAGTTACCGGCACCCATTGGCACGCGCATAAATTTACTGACTGCATCGGCCACCAGCATGCGGCGTGGGGCACGAAGTATTCCAGGGACATCCTTTCGGATCCCCCGGGCAGATGCCCGCTTCGCCATCAGTCCTCCTCTGGCTCATCCTCCTCCGGTTCTGCGTCCAGCACGCGTTGCGCAATCTGGTCGCGAAGATCGTCAATCACACTCTGCACGCGGCTGACAGCTGCGGGGTTCAGCGCGCAGTCACGCTCCAGAATGTCCGGTAACGTTTCCAGCACCTGCACCACAGCTTTTGCCATGACAGAAAATTCACGGGCCACCTCATCAGCCGGGATTAACTGGCCGGTATCCTGCTCGAATTTGAGCCGCTCGTTTTCCGCTTTCCAGTGGGCGAGCCTGTCCGAGGGCGTCATATCTTCAGCGCTGGACGCGACGACGGGCGCCATCAGCTCGGTGAGCACATCGGTGATCAGATAAAGTTTGAGTTTGTTGTTGCTGCCCAGTGCAGGCTCAAGTTGCTTGAGCCTGGCGGCAACGGTCTGGCGATGAACGCCGGTGATCCCTGCCAGCTGATTGATGTTCAGCTTCAGGGTGGAAAGCTCCTGGTCCATGATGGTGAACACTTTTTGAACGATTCGACATCATTGCAAAACGGCACTGATAAAAATCATACAGTTATGCACATGATGATGATGACCCTGGATCACGAAAACTAGCCGTTTTCCGCGTGCCCGCCGCCTCGTGGCAGGCCACCCCTCCGGGAGGACCCGCTCAATCGAGAATGATTGTCATTTATATGATATTCAGGAGGAGGTTGGCCGCCTTGAGAGCCTGCATGAGGCCAGTGGTACGGGTCAGAAGCCGAGGCGGACACGTCCCTCTGGTTCATTGGCATTGGTCGTGATCCATGCAGTACCAGCCACAGCGTTATCATCCGTACCATCCTTAGCGTTGGCGCTCAGCTTGCCGTCTTTCGTCAGCCAGAGGCGGGCACCGCGCTGCCAGGTTTCGGCTGCAACCTTCGGCAGCACAAACACCCCGGTCATCATCAGCACGCCATCACTGCCGGCGGGGATGTCATGCTGAGCGATACCGATGATCGCACCAACAATCACTGGTTGACCTGACACCACATCTTTTGTGGTCCCGTTATGCCAGTCCATTGTATTGCCGTCCTGGTAGTAGTTTTTAGCCATATTGGGTCTCTGGTTATGCCTGATAAGCAGGTTAAAAGAATAGGTATTACGTTCGTTGCGCCGGGTACGCTGAGGGGTAATTGACATGAGCATGTGTCTTCACATGATGATGTTAACTATCAGCCCCGCGAGAGCGAGGCTGTATATAGCATGCTACGGCCTTGAAGTGCTCACGATGTATGAATCCACTACGCCGTCCTTATTTACTTTGACGACGAGCGATTTGCCCTGCCCCACGCTGAACGCTGTTGCGTGAGCGTAGGTCCAACCATAAATCTTATTGCCCTCGGAATCGGCAGTTACTGAGGTTGGCTTACCGAACTTCTGCAATACGCTTTGTTCAGTGGTCACACCTTTTTGGATCGAGGCGACATCAGCCTCCGAAAAGTCTTTACCCACTGTCGCGCAACCTACTAGCCCCAAAGCAATGACACCAAGAATTGTCTTTTTCACTGATATATCCCTTATTCAAAAAGAGGATAATCCTACCATCGAGCAATCTGAAGCGCGAAGACTACATGTCCTACGGCAAAGCCTTTGTGATCTGCGCATTAATCCCAGGGGCTACTGTGGTCGAGCGACTGCCGCGAACGCGTCAGACCTTTGATGTGCGTGGCGTCAAACCCCTAAATCAAAAATAGGCATAGACATTGAATGGGTTAATCGCAGCGTTTAAGCTGAATGCTCAGCCCGTTAGTGGTGGGACACTAACGAATCAACTTAATGAGGGAAGGCTGATTAACTCTGATGAGGATGTTTTAATGGCTACAACAACTTGCCCTAAATGCCCTTCAACCCGATTTGAAGCGAAAGAAACTCCGGTTGCGGGAAGTAATTTTAGGATTATTTTTATCCAATGTGCTTCTTGCGGCGCGGCCATAAGTACTACCGAGTTTTTGCACACCAATACACTTATTAAATCACTAGCTAAGAAATTAGGTTTTAATCTTTAAGCTTATTATTGCAGGCAGATCAAATCTGCCTGTTGCATCCATCTTTCAGCAATCATCGTCAGGTCTCGCCACTGAGCGGCAGGCGGCCATACAGGCTCGCTTCATATCGAGCTCTGCCTGGCGTATCCACTCAACAGCTTCCCAGTCGTGAGGAGTGCGTTGTACATCACCTACGTGCTCACGCAGCAACTTAATAAACTGACGGCTGAGATCCTTAAACTGGTTCATCTTGCCAATTTCGCCAAATGAAAGTTCGCGGTAGCCCTTAACGGTGCTGCCATCCTGCGGTTTTGCTTCGCTCATCAGGTTTCCTCAGTTAGTAAAAAGCCCCGTTTATGCGGGGATCAAGATGTTATGGCGCTGATTAGCTCAATTTATTGAGATGGCTGATTATCATATCAAGGCTTACTCGATCCGGACCGTCAGAGTACCAAGTGTTGGGCGCAGGCTTATTGGCTTCATATAAGTTATCAATATTCAAATTGACGTCTATTACTGCAAAATTATTCCCCGAAGGATCAAATTTTGACGCAATAATCTGACAGGTGCCTTCAGGCACTTTTTTGTAATAACCAAGATCCGAACCTTTAGTAAAGATTTCGTACTTTACAGTGTCACCGCCAGATTTGGTCGACAAAAATGTGTGTATTAGATGCTTCATTGATTCCCCCACTTTAAGTGTGAGTACATAATTTAGCATTATCACAGGCACTCAGTGAATGCCTGTTGTAATGCCTTATGACTGTGGTTCAGATGGCGATAGCTCGCCTTCTTCAAACCATGAATCTACTGCGCGGCCATCTGCTGCCAGATAGTGGATCAGATACTGATTAGGACCAGCGTTATACTCTGCACGAGCCTTAACGTGCCCCTCCTCACCACTGATAGTTACAAAAACAACCTGTCCAATTGCGTGTTTAAAAATCATTCTAATTTCTCCTTTTGCTCATAAAAAAGCCCCGCTATTGCGAGGCTCGTGATAATTCGATTTTTCGGATGCTGGCCTTATCGATATTGCACTGACCCAGCGCCGACAGCAGACTGACATTCAGATCCAGACTGGTCCCGTAGGTCAGCGGGTCGGGAATGGCTGGCTGTTGCGTCTCAGCTGTCAGGCTTGCCGGAAGCGGCACTACCGGAGCTGGTACGTAGACTGTCCGCGAATTGCCGCAGCCGGTCAGCAGCTGCAGTAGGCACAGGCCGATGAGCGCAATCATCATTCGCAACAGCCACTTTGATATCTGCCTGGGCTCTCTGTGACTCCAGTGCGATCTGGTTCTTTGCATGCTGGTTTGCTCCCAGAACGATATTGGTTATGGCCACCGTCTTCAGAACGTTGTCCATGACAGCGCGATTGCTGTCGTTCGCTTCCTGCAGCGTGTCCAGGCTGGCGTTGATGCGGGTGTTTTCGTTCCAGAGCCACGCGAATACCACCAGCGCGAAAATGGTAAGCCACCAGCGCCAGTGCGCCCTGAAAAGCTCAAAAGCCGTGATAAGCGCCGTCATGACAACGCCGCCTGCGCCCGGCTGTAACGCACCTTCCGGTCAGCCAGTCCGTTTTGCCCACCATTGATGATCTGCGTGACACGCACAATATCGCCGGAGTAAAGCAGGCAGCCGCGTAACACAAAGAACCAAGCCGCCGACCGGGCGGCGTGTCGTTCCTGCTCCAGCAACTCGGGCGTACTCACCAGATCCAGCTTCAGAGCAGTGCCGCATTTGGAGTAGTTCTCACGCCCGGTGATCTGCAGCAGGCCACGACCGCGATATTTCCAGCCGTCGCCCTCAGCGATGTTGCCCATGCGTCCGCCGTATACCAGGTTGGCGATTTGAGGCTGGCGGGCGGTCTGCTTACCATCAACGCGGCCCAGCATCTCGCACTGGTACGGCGTCAGGCGCTTACCGAAAGTTTTCTTCAGGCCATCGACCGAGTAGTTGAAGTTCTCCACCAGCGAGGTAAAGCCTGCTGATTCGTGGCCCAGCTGCGCGATGAACATGGCCTGATCGTTAACTGCGGTGATACCGAACTCTTTCATTGCCGCGTCGATATGTGTATACCAGCGCGCAGCTAACCCGGCGCTTAGCCCAGCCGCCTTCTGAAATTGTGCCTGATTCATGGAGTTCCTTACTTGGTGTCACCACCGAAGCGGACGTTGATAACACGGTTAGCCACCGAACGGACCTGCTCGACGCCGACAAAGCCCAGCGCCCCGCCGATCGCAATGGAGAGGGATTGAGGAAGGTTTACGTAATCCAGAGCGGATACAGCCGTTAGCGTCATGGCGCCGCACATCAGTCCTTCCAGCAGCATCTTCTTCCAGCCGCCACCACCGTAGGCAATTCTCAGCACCGCCATGACAACCGACAGCAGCACAGCGCCAATGGGTGTTTCACCACGCCACCAGCTATGGAGTAGATCGATTAACTCCGTCCAGGAGTGAGGGTCGTTGTTCATTTTCATATCTCTCACCTCGCTGGTTCGCGGGTGTTGTGTGGGAAGGGATCAGGCTCTCCGGATGAATTAACGACAGGACCTTGATGAGGGTTCCGGGAGCCTGAAATAGAAAAGGCCACCAAACGGTGACCTCAGAAAAGGAAAAACCCCGCCGAAGCGAGGTTTCAAGATTTGTTTGATAAGGGCTTTTCGTCGCTGCCATCGTGGCGCAGCTCTGCCAAGCATGAACGAATTATTCATCTTTCTGGCCCGTTTTCAACATAAAATGAAATATTTTTTAACATGCCTCTCATTTTTGCTCGGTTTCTATCTTCCTGCGGACAGCCAGAAAGACTTTCGCCTGGAAGATTTCAAGGCACCAGCGTACACGCTTACGCGCTTCTCCAGTGGTCAGCCAGGGCGCCACCTGCTGCAGTTCCCGGGAGATGTCGGATATCTTCTTGCGTGTGGTGTAAAACTGCAGGCCGACTAGGTATACCGGATCGTGCTGGTCGAAGGTTTTCAACATGACCTGTTCAATGAAGTCAGCATCATCACGGCGCTCGCTCTCTTCAATCATCTCAGACAGGGTTACCGGCCAAAGGATGGACCGGGCACGTAGTGCTGCCTGTACACCACGGAACCCCTCTTCCCTTGCCTGCCCCAGCGCCTCAGTAATGCGCGACAGCTGAGTGTCTGACCACTCTGATTGCTTGACCTCAGACCAGAACTGGCTGCAGTTCTCAAGCCGGTATTGCGCGCGGGTTTTCCCTCCGACGCATTCGCCCCAGACCGTCAGCAAGGACTTGATCCAGGCAGACTGAACACTCTTGAGGGGCGTGAACTTCCCGAGGTAACTTTTTCTCGGTGCTGCAGCTGCTTTACCCAGACCTTCGATATGAATGCGGCGTTGACGTGGTGTCATCCTGTACTGCTCCTTAAGCCAGAACGCCGAGCGCGTAGGCCCGGTCCAGCACTCTGATTATCATTGCCGGCTGACTTCCGTGCTTACGCTCGAATTTCACCGGGTCGTTATGTAGTTCGGTGTGGTGCTGGCGGCACAGGGGGATCGCGAATATGTCATGTGCCTTTGTTGCCATCCCTCCCTGGCCCCAGCCAATGAGGTGATGTGGATCATCTGACGGCTTGCCGCAGCACTCGCACGGCTGCGTTTTAACCCAGGCCAGATACTTTGCGTTCTCCCAGCGGGTACGCTTTGGCCGCTTCATGAAGGTCTGTGGGGATTCGGGATCCACCAGAACGCCCACGATTGGCTTAATGGCTGGTGGTGTGGCTGCAGGTCCTGATGGAAGCGAGCGGGCCTTGTCGGCGATGATGCTGGTGGCCGGTACTGCCGGTACGATCTCGCTCTCGCGGTACGTTTGTTTCTCCGCCGGCAGGCGCAATGCATCTCGGGCAACGGATTCAGGCAACGCATCGGTGACGCCGTTACGAACAGCCCACCAGCACAATTCAGCCAGTGATAGTTCACGGGCTTTGTCGAGCGCCAACGCCACTCGGGCGATGTCCAGCACCCAGTCGATGACGTTCTGACGTGCCATCTCCGCCAGTCGTTCGGTGTACTGCTCGCGCAGCCGGTTGTCGCAGTGGCCGCAAAGAAGAATCGCACCGGGCTCATGCCGCATGGTGGTCAGTTCGTGATAGTGGTAATCGCTGTGCTGGTACTGGCAGGTGCCGCCGCCGTGGCGCAGTAACCAGTATTCCAGGCCAGCCAGCCCGCCAGCAGCGGTGATCACCTTTTCGTGGAGGAAGAACGGACGCAGCGACGGGTTGGCCGCCAGCGGCTGGCGAAGATCAGGCACCCGCCCGGTCTCACAGCTGGCCATGCTGGCAGGCTGGCTCTCCACCAGCACGCGCCCTGAGATGAACATGGGCATCAGTTCGCTGCCGGGTTTCAGCAGCACAACGCCCAGCTCCCGGGCAATAACCGGTTTCAGCAAGGCGCGCATCAGTCGATCTCCCCGATGATGATCTGCCCTTCTTCGCCCCAGCGCTTCGTCACGCGAGAATCCCAGATATGTGCGTCATCGGCATAGATGGCATCCATCAGGGCTTTTTCCAGGTTGTCTTTGTCGGGTTTCTGCTGGTGAGGTTTCCCTGCCATCTCCTGGCGCTTCTTCTTGCTCCAGCTCGGTGGCATCGGGAGGATGAACGTAATATGAGCTCCGGCTTCCGGCAGCTCGACGCCCAGCAGCCGAACGTGATCGCAGAACGCGCGGTAACGGAGAACCTCCGGGCGCTTTTTCCACTTATCCGCCCTGGTCATCCTGGGTTTGCCCATCGGGGTGATGTTGTAGGTCTTCACGCTTCCCTCCAGAGCTTTTGCTGGTAGGTTTTATCCTGGCGCGGGGCTCTGTTTGCCTCTGGCAGATAAGCGGTGAGCGTCCAGTGGATGAGATCGACATCAAGGCTACGCTCTGTTGTCACGCCATTAGCGCGATAGCGGGCCTCGAGTTCGTCCACTTTTTTCGTGGTGAGCTGCGTGTGAATGAAGCCGGTTTTCTTCATACCTTCACCTGTAAGTGCGCAGGCAAAAAGAAACCGCTGATTCCGAAAGGAACCAGATTAAGTGTTTGCTTGGAAGGTTTTTGCGCCATGGTATCTCTCCAGTGGCGCAGCAGGTTGTCAGTTGTTCAGGCTGACTACGAGACTATATCAGAAAGTGATGATGGGCGGTAACCTGCCTTCAAAAGCATCTCAGAAAACATCGAGAGATCACCGATGAGCTCATCAGGCTGCATGGGTCGGCAACTGAAGGTTTCTCCGCATCGATAGAACAGAACACGGTCTTCTGGTCCAAATTGATACGACGCCATGATTTTACCATCGGCACGACGAACCAAGTCGTACCACTCTTTCTGCAGTGCCTCGCTATCACTCACACAACCCCCTTCTTTGCTATCACCAAATACGCTCTCCCGGCGGGGAGAAATCCACTCCACAGAGCCAAAATAACAAATGGCGCAAATTTCCTAATAAGTTCGCCGGAAGAAAAATTCATTTTTTTTCTGTAGCATCTAAACCATACAATAAAATACTGTACGCATAAACAGTATTTATTCATTTGGCTTAAGTATGCACATGAAAAGCATGGCTTCGCAAGCCCATTCATCTGATTGATTTGAATAAATTTTATTGCTAAATGCGTGTAAAAACTGATCGTTATTTTTAACAAAGGCTCACGTCAGAAATGTCGACCGTAAATATCTGTACAGAAAGCCTGGCGCCAGAGAAATGGCAAAGATGACGCTATCGACAGAGGGTATTTCGTCTGCGTCAGAGGGTGCACCGTTGGTAATTTGTTGCTGCCCTGTGTCTATTTAATAATCGATTTCATAGATCAATTTCATTATATCGATCGGTATTATCGATCATGTGCAGGTCGCCTATTCACCGGGCGTGAAAAAGGCCTCCGGAGAGGCCCTAGCTGTCGATATGGGGATTCCCATATCGCTTGTATGGTAGGCAGCCTTTTGGCTAAATCGACAGGCTGAAGTAAAAGGGTTTTCTGGTAGCTCATGTTTAACGATTATGCAGCGTAAACCGGGTCATTTGCTGCGCATGGTCGCGTAATGATATTTATACCCGTATTGCAATGTCTTATGCTGTGACACACATATTCATTCCAGTTTTCACCGTCATAACATACCTGTAGCGCCTCTTCGTCCCCTCTTAGCCTGACGCCCTCAAAAAGCATATCGAACCGTTCAACTACAATCCCTGTCGGGCTATTCATTTTCAGCACAAGTACAATCTGCCCGGGCGAGCTCCGGATCGTTATCCTTGGGCCTATACACTCAACGTCCCAATAATCAGCATCTACAGACCATTCATTTTCAGTAATGACGAGTGTTTCCCTGCCGGCAGGATCACAAAAAACTCCAGAAACGAGTACCGGTGATTTTTCACTGAGAGCAGACTGTACGGATAAAATTGGGCGATCGTTAACAACGATTAAATGCTTACAATCATAAAACGTAACTCCTGCGAATTTTATTTCGATAGGTTCGCTATGAAAATCGAACATTTCACTGGCGAAGCCTTGCTGCAGGCACTTCGGGTTGGCATTAGCGACCGCAACTGTATGAGCTGACAAGCGCCCACGCGCACGTTTTTGATTACATTGAGAGCACAACAACGTCATGCCTTCAGGGTTGTGTTCTGTGGCATCGGCAAAGTCCGGAGCGAAATGCTCATAATCGTAAAATCCAAAACCGCAGATCACACATCCAAAACCACATCGCTGACGCACTAATCGTTTTATGGACGGAGGTATTGTACGTGAAAGTCCGTGCTTATTTATTGTGCTCATTTTTTAAATTCATGAATGAAAAAGTATTTATAACCGGATTTAACCCATTATGCAGTCGTTGAAATGTGTTTCTCTGACAAAGGCCAACTATCCTGAACTTTCTTCAAATGATCCCTATTTTTACCACCATGTGTAAAAGGGCCGACTTTTGTCAGCCCTTTCCATACTACCCCATTCGCTTAGGTGCGGCTGCCAGAGCTACTTCCCAAAGCTCAGACAGTAGCGAGTAGGCGCCTGTGAGATTCGAGGTTATATAGCCACCTACCTCAGATCTTAACTGTATAGCTCTCATTTGTGATGGAGTCATTTCCACCGGCACAGCCACCCAACCCTCAGGCAACATATCAGACTCACAAGAACTTTCCTGGGTTTGAAGCGTTGCATTTTGGCCTGTATTGATGTCCGCCAACGCTAATAGCGCCAACTCCCGAACCACCTCTATGCTAACTGGGAATGTCCCCGAGTCTTTGTACGACTCACATTTGATGAGTGCATCCTCAATAATCTCTCTGGTTAATTTTATCATCACGCAGCTCGCTCCCGCATGTCACACATCTCCGGCAGATTTGCCCGCACCAGAGCTTCAGCGAACGGCGGCGGCACAGCGTTGCCGCAGCGGGCCACTTGCTTATCCTTCGCATAGCGGGTCCCTTTGTAGTCCTGGTCGATGATGTACCACTCCGGGAAGCCCTGGGCGCGGTACAGTTCCGCTGGCTGCAGCATGCGCATGCCGATATCCACGATGCGATAGACTACTCCATCAACAGTCACAAGCCCGTCAGAATCCGCGCCGCAATACTCCCGCAGGAACGCCAGCGCCTGGGCTGCGCGCTGCTCATCATAGCCCTCTGTCGCCAGGCGGGTCTCAACGTTCCCGACATGCAGGCCGCCCGCGGTTAAACCGGGAGCTGGCGCGTCAACCACCCGACCATCCCGGCAGGTGCCGCGCAGCATCACCAGGTGCGACGTGACCGCAGCGTGGTGATTACCCGTTGTGACAGTATGCGCAGGTTGGTCAGCGGCACCGCCTGGGTGACCAGTGTTATTGACCATCAGGTGCGCTGCGACAACGGCGTGATGGTCGACGGTCGTTACTGAGTGCGTTGGTTCATCCAGACCTATTCCTGCCCCCTGATAATTCCCGCCATAATGTTTAACCAGATTCGCGGCCACCAGCTGCGATTTAGCGCCACCACCGGCGGTGATCGTGGCACTCGGTTCGTCGGCGCGGTGCCCAGTGCTGGCACCGAACTGACGGGCGATCACCGGAGCGACAACACATGCGCGGGACTCTTTGAGGATTGTGTGCATGGGTTTATCCAGTGGGCGCGGCTTCGCCTGGTACTCGCTGCCGCCGCTACCCGCCAGGAATGGTGTCAGCTCCGCCTCAACGATACCCAGTGCATGACCGTTCCCGCCCGGGCGCGCTGACGTGCCGGCAGTGACCGTTGGCACCGGTTCGGTAAGCGACTGACCGATAGCGCCAGTGCGGAATTTCGTCAGGTGTGGTACCGCGATCGCATAGCCATGCGTTTTGGTGATGGTCTGCAGCGGCTCTGCCAGTGCCTGCCCGCGGAAACAGTCGTATTTCCCCTTCGTCGTGGTGTGGTTGCACTTCACGATAAACGGTGAGGCGCTATCAATCACGAAGCGCTGGATGCCGCGCGCTATGCGCTTGAGCGTGTTCTCCGCTAGCGTCTTTTTGCGGTCAAAGATGGACTGTGCCGGGATTAGCCAGTCGATACATTCTGCCGCGGTGCGCCATGGCGCCAGCTTGCCGCTCTGCACTGCAGGAGTCTTCGGATCGCCGTGGGTAGGCTCCGGCCAGGTTACCGGCACGCCGTCGCAGCGCATTACCATGAAGAATCGCTTCCGGATGGTCGGCGCGCCAAAGTCGCACGCTCGCAGTTCGCGGTGGTCAACGGCGTAACCCAGTCCGTCCACCAGCTGCTGCGCCTGCTCTCCGTCGGCGGCAATGCCCAGAAACTCACAGCACTCCACCAACGCCGGATGCCCAGCGGGGATACCTCCGGACAGCATGCCGCAAAATGCCTCGAAGGTTTCGCCAGCGCGTTCCGGGTCCGGGCGCTGCCCGCCGTCTGCCGATACGATAAGCGGGCCCCACGTTTTGAACTCTTCCACATTCTCGAGCATCATCACGCGCGGGCGCACCGCCAGCGCCCAACGAATAACGATCCACGCCAGACCGCGAATCTCTTTCTCCACCGGCTTCGAGCCTTTGGCCTTCGAGAAGTGGCGACAGTCCGGGGAGAACCACGCCAGCCCCACCGGGCGGCCTGCGGTCGCCACCATGGGATTTACATCAAAAACGGATTCGCAGTAGTGCAGCGTGTCCGGGTGGTTTGTGGTGTGCATCGCCACGGCGTTCTCGTCGTGGTTGATGGCGATATCCACGCTGCGGCCGATCGCCAGCTCAATACCCGTACTCGCCCCGCCGCCCCCGGCAAAGTTATCAACAATGATTTCTCTCACGCGTATTCCTCCATGGCGGCAGCCAGCGACCGGGCCGCGGTGACGATGGCCGGTACCGACATTTTCTCCAGCCACATGCGGTTGATATGATGCTTTAGGCGGCGCTGGTGATGTGCCGGGAGATCCCCGGCGTTTTCGACCTGGCCATAGACCATGCCCACTTCGGCAGGCCAGACGGTTTCTGTCACATCCACCAGCAGCAGTGCTTCGAGTTCGACGATCCGTTTTGTGGTGTAGCGCAGTTGCGTTTCCGTCATGCTGCACCGTCCTGGCGGAGTTGGGCGGCGAACTCTGCAACAGCATCCGACAACGAGCGGTAATAAGCTTTTGACTCAACAAACACAGAGTTTTCTTCACCGCAGAAATCGATGAAACCCTCTGCCCCCTGCGCCCGCACTTCAGCCAGGAAGGAGTCGGTGGCCGGGGTTTTGATTCGATTGATGATTCCCATCATTCCAGCTCTGAGAGCATCACCCTCAGACGCTCCGTTACTGGCGGCAACTTCTGACGCCTCATAGCCGTAATCACTCTGTGACAGCCAGTTATCTGGATTTTTAAGCGCCGCATTCTCAACAGCCAACTGATCGCGCTGAGCTTGCGTGGCGTGCAGAGCCGCGGCAGTGCAGTCCAGACGTTCGGCCAGGCGCGAAACTATCTTCGCAATGTCGATGATCGGCATGTCGCTACTCAGCGCCTTCGCCAGGTGATGACCAACGGCCACCAGCTCTTTGTTGCTCAGTGAATCACTCATGTGATGCTCCTCGGTGCGTATAACGTTCCATGTCAAAGTCGATAACTGCACGCTGGTCGCGGAAGACGCCGCAGCGCCCGTGGCGGATAAGATTGCCCTGCTCTATGGCGGCCCGGATGTATTTCTCAGCAGTAGTGCGATGCAGGCCGAACATGGCGGCGACATCGTTGGTCGTAGCGCGGCCATGCGTTTTCACCAGCTCGATAATCCAGGCGATGAACAGGGAGCGTTCTTTACGAGTTTTGGGCCTTGGCATCAGTCAAGCTCTCCCCGCCTGCCGCAGGCACTCTTTGCGACGTTTGGCGATCCGGGCAACCTCCACAGAGCTGCAGGCAATGCCGAACATGTCCGAATAGACTGCTGCAGCGCGGCGCCACAGCCCCTTTTCTTCCAGCGCCCTCGCCTTCTGCTCGGCAGCCTGCATCTTGATCGGGTCGCTTTTCTCCTCCATGCATGGAAGGATCACATCCGGAATATCGGCATGCGGCACCGCCGCATAGGTGTACTGGACGCTGTTACGGGATCGGGTTATCACTCCGTCGTCACTCAGTTCGCGCAGCAACTTGCCTGCTGTTGCACCTGACATATCCAGCGCTTCGGAAACGTCGCCAACGGCGCAGTTCGGTTGGTAGCGCACAAAAACTGCCACCTGCTCTTTCTGGGTTAATGGTTTGGTCATTGGTCAAAACTCGATTTAGTTGGTTAAACCTGCCGCTTTGCGGCGCTTGTACTCTTCCATCAGCAGCTGCGCCGGAGTCGGCCCCGCCGGGTGCTGCGGTGCTGCAAGCTGGCGGCGAATCGGCGGTACCGACAGGCCGTTACTGACATGCTTACTCCATTTTGTTAACAGCTTCTCTGCCAGTTTCTTCAGTTCCCCCTCTGTCATCTGGCGCTCCACGCCCGTTCTGCGCATCTCAATGCAGATGTGGTACAGCACCGGCTGCGGCCACGGATATTTATCGCTACCTGAGTACCGGTAGGACTCGTTACGCCAGCGGCGGTACTCACTCATGACACTGTCGGACGTCAGGCCGAAGTGGTTGGCACCGCTCTCTGAAACCAGCGATACAAACTCAGCGAGATCTGGCGGCCATGTGTTGCCAGCGGCACAACGCTCCATGCACTGCTGGCAGACCAGCTTGATTTGCTGCTCATTCATCGAACCGATTTGGGCTATCCAGAGCGCCGAAGGCTCCGCCCCATTCTTCTGCGTCCACCGGTTCGAGAATATTTCCCCCATGACCTGCCACAGGCGCCATGCCGTTTCCGTTGCCATCAAGTCCATTACGGCGGCGCCACTCTGCGTGGGCTGACTGAATCTGCTGAACAGCCCTGGATGCTGTAGGCTCTCCCCGAACTCCTGCATTGTCCTTACCTCCGGTTTCCGGTTGTTTTTTCGATCTCACCAGCACGATGTGCCGTGCGAATTTCTGTTCCCACTGGACCTGCGTGAACACCTTCCCTTCTGACTCCCAGTACGATGCGAACTCAGCGAGCTCCGTTGGGTGGTAAACAGGTTCTGGTAATGCGATCCCCCACATCGCGGCGCGCTGGCGAAAATCTCTGGATGGCAGCCACGCGCTGGTCATAGTGAATTTACCGATCGGCTCATCCAGCCCTTCGAGATATCTCGGCTTTTGAGGTTCGTCCTGATGAGGCTGAACCAGGTTTTTGTCTTCGCGCTCGCTAAGAGAGGGGGTTATTACTTTCCCTTCCGTATCCGTATCCGTATCCGTCAGTGAGGACTCATTGATAACTCCATGAGGGCTCACTGAGTCCTCACTGATTCCACCTTCGTTTTTTACTTCGGGCTCAGTGAGTGCAAGCGGCGACGGTATTTTTGTGGCTGATGGACGATTGATTTTCTGATGCTTGGAAAAGCCCTTAATGCACAGGTAATCACTACCACTCACTGAATACTCAATGAGCAATCCATGAGTAATCAGCTCGCAGATGAGCGGCTCGCAGTCGATACTGTCTGCCGGGAATATCTGCATCTTGATGCGCTTCGGTGATCGTTCCAGGCAGCCCAGGTCATTAGCGAAATTAAACAACCCGATAAACAGCAAGCGGGCTGGAATTGAACACTCCACCACCTTCTCATCTGTCCAGAATTCAGGTTTCACTGTTCTGATACGGGCCATCTATATCCTCGTATTAACCAGCAAAGCTGGTAGTCATTGGTCAAAACTCGATTACAAGAACTGTGGCGCTACGGCACTAATACTTGCCAGTAGTGGTCCCGCCGTATCGGATGGCAAAAGGCTGAACAAAGCTATTGCTGCTTCACGGATCTCCTTTTCCAGTTTCTGCAAAGGAGCCCCAAGTAGCTTCGCCTGTAGGGCCTCGCTGCATTCTTTCATTGCGCTTGCCTCTAATTCGGCTTCGGTTTTACCCTGGCGAAGGCCATGCTTTCTGGCGATTTCAATCGGCATGGCGATGCTGATTGCGTTAGCGAGCTTCATGACGTAACCCGTGTACTTAGTAGAGTTGGTTTCGTTTTTCAGGTAACGATAAAGGTTCTGTTTATTCACAGTGATGCCTCGCCCGCCCTCTTTTGCCCACTGTTCGGCCACCTGCTGGGTAACAACGTCCTGAGCCTGACCGGGAATAGTAAGTTCCCATTCCCGCACTGCTGTCAGGATCACCTGGCGCCGTAAATTGTCTCTGCGGCGAGGTTCATACTGATTTTTAGTTTTCAGCGGAGCGATAGCCTTTTGGTTATCATGCTCATATGTAATGGCTTGCATTTGAACTCCTTAACCATCTGTTAGTGGTGGGAAAACCTCATCTAATGAACAGCGTGCCCCCAGAGCATTTAGCGCGGCTACGATACGGCGGGAGTCTTCCAGGCTTGGCGTTCTCAGATTCGATTCATAGTTCGCCAAACGCGGTTGGTTCCAACCAATCTGTTGTGCAAGCGCCAGCTGGGAAATGTTTGCTTTTTTGCGATAGTGAGAAATTAGGTTCATCCGACTCTCCTGTAAGATGTGAACATTATTCACATATCGTGAATTGCATGTCAACATAATCGTGAATCGATAAAGATTCACTATGCGTGATAAAATCGACTCATGAAGACAATTGCAGAACAGATCGGCGAGCGTATTAGAACGCTGCGCATTCAAAAGGGATTGAGCCAGGCCCAAGCTGCAAAGTTATGCGGGTGGTCAGCTGCGTCTCGTCTCGCCAATTACGAATCCGGGTTGAGGAACGTTGGTGCTGACGATGCAATGGTTTTAGCCAGAATATTAGGCACCTCACCAGGCGAACTGCTTTTCGGTGAGCGTGGTGATGAAGATAAATGGCTTACAGAAAAACAAAGAGTAATGCTCAATTTGTTCAAACAATTACCTGAAACTGAGCAAGACAGAATGATTGATATCTTCCAGGTCAGGCTTAAAGAAATTGATGAATACGTTGAGAAGTACCTTCGCGGAAGATTCAAGCCAATGGATGACCAGTCTGATACAAATAGCTAATTAACTCATACCATCCATAACCAGCCACCCGGCTGGTTTTTTTTCGTCCTTAAATCAAAATCCTCACGTTTTGTGAAAAATAAAATTCACTTTTTGTATTGACGTGATATTCACGCCATGTGAAACTTCGAGCACACCAAGCAGCAAGTAAGTCATCCAGGCAGGACGCCCACGTAGTAGCTGCCGGCGGCATATGAAACACCGGATGAGATGACAAAAACTAACGCGCAGCAGGCTTTACCGTTCCGTCGGCCAGACGTAAATGGCAATAAGGAGATGACCATGATTGACCTCAAACGCAAGCCCGTAAAACAACAGGCTATTCGCCTTAACATCGTTGAAGTTTGGATCCGCAAGTTCTGCTACTTCATGGCGCAGAAAGGCAACCCAGAGCTCAACGCATGACCTCGTTCTTCGCCTTAATCGTTACCGTCTGCGCCCTCACCGGGGAATGCTCAGACATCATGCTCGGCGTTTATAACACCGAGGCGGTTTGTGAAGCAGCTGCCGCAGAGCAGCACGTGAAAGGACAGTGTTACCCGTACAAATCGGCTGACGACCAACAGCCAGCGTTACATTTTTAATCGAGTTTCGACCAATGGCTGTTGCCAGCCTGATGCCAGGTGCACATGGCATCGTGATGGTAATCCCGCCATCTCAACCAGACAGGAGTCGATGACCTGTTCTGGTTAAATTGGAAAAGTTCTCTTTGCCCGTCGCCCGTGGCGGGCCTTTTTTCCGGAGGATTTATGTCAGCGAACGAACTGGCATTGCGATACAGCACCGCACCGGCAGAGGAGTTAATCGGCATCCTGCCTGTTCTTGAAGTTAAAGAAGCGCTGCGCGGTGAAGTTGAAGAAGACGTTATGGATGAAGTCTGGCAGGAGCACCAGTTTGAAATGGAGGCTGTTGAGGAGCAGACCGAGGAAGCGAACCGCCTGGCTCAGAAGTTTGAACTGGTAGCGGAGACGTTCGGGACGGCGATTAAGCTGGCACTGACCCTTCCATACGGCGAAGCGATTCAGGTACTGCAGGATGCCATTGAAGATAACCCTGGCTACGGCCGGGATCCGGTGAAGGGATAGACC